AGATCATGGTAGGTGATGGACCCATGCGAGTACGTTACCAAGCAGAGTATAAGGATGTGGAGTTTGTAGGATTCAAGACTGGAGTTGCTCTAGCAGAATATTTTGCCAATGCTGATGTGTTTGTATTCCCTTCACGTTGGGAAACATTTGGCCTAGTTATGATAGAAGCCATGGCCTGTGCTACTCCTGTGGCAGCATATCCTGTAAGTGGTCCATTAGATGTAATAGATGAGGGTGTCACAGGATGTATGCATATAGATCTCAATCAAGCCATTACCCGTGCTTTGGCCTTGGATAGACATAGTGTATATAAAGGTAGCCTACGTTGGACTTGGGAAGAAGCCTGGAACATATTTAAAGAAAACCTAGTCGAGGCCAAATAAAAAGGGGCACAAGGGCCCCGTATTATTATTGTGTCCGCTATGCGGTGTTATCGTTTATTTGTACCTTGATTTACAAAGTCATACATCTTTTGTGCAGTCTGTAGAATCTGCTCCAAACCTGGAACCTGCGGCATCCCTACCGTAGTGACGAACTGGCCAGTTTTCTCATCGCGAGCAGTGCTCATTTCCCATCCTTGAAACTTGGCACTGTATTCAAATTCGGCCATTTGTTTGGCCATACCTAGTATTTCTGTACGGATTTCGTATCCGTTCTTATTAAACTTGACTTCAGGCATTGTTACTTTTTGTGTTAAACCGTTAAAATCAGACATTATATTCTCCTCTGTGTGTATGTCTATTTAGGATTTTTTAGCGTAGGCTTCTCTGTTAGCCTCTGCCCAGGCATCCCAGCCTGCTTTGAAAAAGTCTATCCCAAAAGGATTATACATTTTTTCAATCTTTGTGTTCAGCATTTCGTGGCCTACAACGGTAGCAATACCTCCGGCTACGGTCAATGCTGTTTTTAAAAATTTTGATTGTGCGTCAATATAGATATGACAGTTATTTTTTATATCGTCATTACGAACACATTTTTCAACCCACTGCTTTTTGGCATTCTGTACAGTGTCAATGAATAATTCTGGTTGATTGAACATAGATCTCCTCCCTGTGTATGTGTATTATATATGTTTATTTAATAATGTCAATAGTTTTTTTATAATTAGGGCGAGTAAAATCCCATTCCTCGCCCAAAACAGGATCGTCTTTTATTAATCTTTTGTCCAAATAAACTATTAATGTTGCTAGAGTCATAATTAAAAAGGATAAGATCATATTATTTCCCCATTAGTTTAGCAGCATTTTGCCAACGACCTCTACGAGTGAGATGACTGGCCAATAAGGCTTGGCATAATACTTCACGCATCATTGTAATGAATTTCATTGCCACGCTCCTTTACTGTGGTTACTCAAATATCTACGGGCACGTGCCTGACCACTCTTTTCGAGGGCAAGAAAAATAGCCATTATAATAGATTTAATCATTTTAAATGTTCCTTGTGAGAATTATAATTAAACTCTTTGATATAGTGTTCAAGAGTAGCAGCATCGGTAATGCTTTTGGTTTTAAGATATTTCTCCAAACGATCTTGGTAAGAGTCATTTGGAAACATCTCTGCTAATCGCTCAAGGATATTGAGCATCATAGTTGATAGTGTCATATATAGGTCCTCTCAGTATATGTGTGTAACTATTTATGCGGCAGAGCAGCATAAATTGTATTATATACTTATTATTTAATATGTCAAGCTCACTATAAATAAATGGTGAGAGGAAGGTATGAAGAAAAGTACTAGAAGTATATTAGAAGAACTTAATGAGATTAGTCTTATAAGAAATAAGGATCATCTCATAGAAAGCAAGGGTATTAATCTAATAGCCAGTACTATCAACCTTCTCAAACTAATCAAAGAAAACTATGATATTGAAACTGCTACTGAATTAGAGCGTAGGTTTATCAACGCTATACGCAGCGGAGATAGCGACAAGTTCAAACGTGGTATGACTAAAGTACACGAAAGTCGTAGACCTAGAACTTAATCAACCAAAATTTACCCTAACTGTTTAGAATTCTCCAAAACCGATAAATAATCATACAAGTCCCGTGGAGTAGACGGGCAAAGGCAACGAGGAGAATATTATGCCAGAAATGAAAATGTGGGCCGAGTCAGGATTTCCAGGAACACCCGGCCTAGTAACAGGTAGACAAAATGGTATTGGTCATGTCTTAGATAAACTATACGACCATTTACAAATTCGTGCATGGAGAATTGAAAAACCAGCAGGTGGTGCATTTACCACAGGTATTGGTGGACAAGCTGAAAAACTTGCACAAGAATTTGGTACAACAGGTGCATTGATTGAGTTTGATGCAGACACAATGATCTTCATTGGTGATAGCCATGCATTAGATGCTAATGTAGTTGCTCGTCGTGCTGATCGTGCTCTAGGAGGCACAGGTGAGTTAGTAAACTACGTAAATGATGGTTATAGCAGTGGTAGTGGTAGTGCAGTGGCAGGCTCCCTAGCAGCTCCAGCAACTACAGCACTAGTTGAAGTAAGTTCAATTGCTATGACAGAAGGATTATTTGGTCTAGTATCAACCTAATATAATTTCTCAATCGGGATGGGAAAACTAGGGCTCTTCGGAGCCCTTTTTATTGACTTTTACACATATATAACTTTTGACCATCACTTAATAAATATTTTAAGACAATGGAGCCGAGCCATGCCTACAACAGAGGAAAGATTAGGTGTAGTTGAAACAAAGGTAGCACACCTAAATGAAAAAGTAGATGATATCAAAGAAGATGTCAAAGAAACCAAACAGAGTATTGCCAGCAATCATCTAGCTATGATGAAGAAGTTAGATGATATGGAACTAAAGTACGAGCAAAATCGTGACATCTTCTATGACAAATTAGATCGTCGTAAAGAAGAACAGGATAAGGCTCAGAGCGAACTTAAGAAAAAGATTAACGATCTACAAGACTTTAAAATGAAGTGGGTCTATATAATATCCGGTGTGGCCATTGCCATAGGTTGGGTAGCAGCACATGGTGATGCCGTTATTACGATGCTAAAATAATCTACGTAGTAAATAGTGGATGCAATATAGACTCCACACCCTAGTAGATATCACTCAAAGTAAACAATATCGCAATGAACCTGGCAAAGAACAGGCTCGAGGACAGCAACAAAACTTTGACACCTTGATCAATACCATAGGCATGAGAGGTAATGTTCAGTATGATGAATCACCTAGACTAATAAAAGATCTACCACAGAACTTTGGCCTATCCGGTAAGACTCCACAAAATATATGGATATTTGATTGGCGTGTGGAAATGGATTATACCTTTTCTCAAAATGGAGATCCGTGTGCTCTATTAAAGAAGGACTTTGTACTTGTACCATATATATCTAATCTTACAGAAACTATAGATTGCAAACCAAATATGTGGGTACCCAATGTAAATATTAGTTTTGAAATGATCAGCTAATATAAAAAGACTAATAAATCACATAAGTAATATAGTAGGCTAAAGGAATCGGCCTGGAGATAAATCATGAAGATATATGAAGTTACAGGACTAGGGCAACCACAAAAAATGAAAGTGGTTCAGGCTGCTCCTAATAAAGTAGTGCTACAAAATCCACAAAATCAAGCACAGACTACTATAGATCCTACAAAATTAGGACCTGCTGGCATACAACAAGGACAAGGTGGTGTTACCATAAACACAGCAGCTAATCCAAATCAACCGCCACCGACACCACAACTACAAACAGGTGACGAAGTAGATGTAGTAGGTGGAGTAGATGCTCCCAGTCAGCCAGGTAGTCCTCTAACACCTAACCCACAACAGAATCAAGGTCAAGAACAATCAGCAGCAGAAGATCTAAACGATGTAGAAGAAATGCAAGCTCCAGTTGACGATAGCTATTACCCAACAGGCTATAATGATGATCAAAGAGAAAAGGCAATGATGCGTAAGGCCTTTCAGCAAGTTGTTCAAAAACAAACTTATTTTGAAGAACAGGATAAAATTATAAAATTAGCTAGATTAGTCAGTAATGTACAGGTAAAGAATAATAATAAACAAGGTGCTGACATTATAGATATTAAAAAATTAGCAGGTCTATGAAGATAAACGAATTAGTTCGTAGTTTTGAAATATGGACTACCAATGAGGAACGTGCCTTATTAAGTAGATTACTTAGACCCACTTTGCTAAGTACATTAGCCGAACGTGATAAAGTAGTGGCTGAAAATTTAATTAGAAAAAGTCTACTGATCAAGATAGGTGATAAGAATCCAAAGGTAGTGGCCAATGTCGATAGATAAAGCAGTAGATAAATTCGATAAATTATTGAATCACATTACAGATATTATGCCATTAGCAGTGTTAAAGGATGGCAGCATTGGCTATGCCAATTATATCGTAAAGAAGAACAAATTTGGTAAATGGGACCTTATACAATACAGTAAGCGTCATAGATCCACTATAGATACATTTTATCAAAAAACCTGTGCTTTGATATCAGCTAAATTACACAAAAATAATAACATTATGGGTATGGCCAAAACCAAGGATTTAGATTTAAGGTATTGGAACAATTATTCCGATACTATAATTTTTGACAAATTATATAATCAAACTGATGATAAGGCTAAAAAAGATACATACTTATGGCGTTACGAAGTATGCAAACTACGTGCAGATAATTATAAACAACAAATCAGTCAGCAGTTTATACAATCATTTAAATAAATACAATATAGATTTAGGAACTCGGTATGAACATTAAGGATCTAGCAAAACCTATTACTAGCCGTAAATTAAACGAAAGTTTGGCTAAAAACTTTGGCTACAAATTAAACTTGGAAAAGTTTACTATGGAGCAGCTAATGGATGCTCGTAACAAACTACGCACAGCTCAAAGCCAATTTGAAAGTAGCAATAGTTATGATAGTGTATTAGAAGATCATAAGTATCAAAAGAACAAAATGTTCCTTGATGTAATTAATCAAGAAATAGCCGAGCGTGAAATGAAGGAAGAGCAAGAGGATAATAAAAAGGACAAGAAGAAAAAGACTAAGAATATTAGAGAGTTCTTCAGTGCTCTACGCAGACTACGTAGTCATAACTTTCCTCAACAATGGGCAGATAATGCACGCCAACGTCTAATGTTAGAGCGTGACGCAGGTGAAGAGATCATGAGTGAATTAATTATTCGTTATGATCTAGATGAAACCTCAGCTAAAGGTGTATTAAGAGACTTATTACTTACAGAAGGCGAAGAAGAAAAGGCAGAATTGATCATGGCTGCTAAGGACATGGTTGATCGTATCACAGGCTGGCTAGAAGATATAGCTTCAATGAAGTCAGAAGCTATGTTAGATTTATTAGACTCTATAAGAGATGAAATGGGCACAGATGTCAGTACTAGTTTTGAACAAACAGTTCGTCCAGCATTGGATGAGATTTACCTATCACTAGAAAAGAATCGTCAACTATTAGCACAGGCAGTCAGCGTACTAACAGGCACAAGTGCTCCAGGAGCAATAGGTGGAGTAATGGGTGGTATGGGACCTCCAGAAATGGGTGGAGCTGATAGTATGGAAGCAGAATTAGGTGGCGGAGCTGAAGGTGGTGCAGCAGGTAGAGATATGAGAGAAACTGCTGAATATAGCCGTAGACTTGCTGCTATACTTACAAAAAAAAAGTAACCGAAACAGAAGATAAACTATTCAATCTATTAGTGGCCAAACGTAATGCTGCTGATAGTGCAGGCAATCCAGAAGTTATCAATTGGCAGGCATTAGGAAATATAACACAGAATATGCTAGGGCAACGTATAGACAGCCCTAGCAAGTTTGGTCCACGCTTTGAAGCAAACCCAGCTTTTGATCAAATATGTAGCTTTGATCCGCAAGGTGTAAAACTTAAGACAAGAGCCAGTGAAAATCCACAACAATCAGGTGGTGATCCTAATAAAGGCAACCTTACAAAAAGTATGGCAAAGAGCGCACTCAACCGAAGACGTTGACAAAATAATTAAAAATAGTATAATGCTTAGATGACATTACTAATACAAAAATACCAATACAAGAATCTAACTAGAGAAGAATCATCAGGCAAAAGGTTGTATGCTTGTCCAGATGGTAGTAGAGTACCCAGTGTTACAACCATACTAGATAAGACTAAACCAGAAGAGGCTAAACAGGCCTTAAAGGAATGGCGTAATCGTGTGGGTCACGCACAAGCACAGGCTATCACTACAGAAGCCGCTGCCCGTGGTACTAGGATGCACACTTTCCTCGAACGATATATTAAAGGGGAAGGCATCAAAGATAGTGTAAGCAATCCATATGCCCAACAAAGTTTGTTAATGGCCAAAAAGGTCATTGATGAAGGCTTTGGTGGTATTGATGAGATCTGGGGTAACGAAGTTCCATTATACTATCCAGAACTTTATGCCGGTACTACAGACTGTGTAGGTATGCACGATGGCGAACCTAGTATCTTAGACTTTAAACAGACCAATAAGCCTAAAAAATTAGAATGGATTGAGGATTACTACCTACAGATCACTGCCTATGCCCTAGCGCATAACGCTGTATATGGTACAAATATACGCAAAGGAGTGATTATGATGTGTGTTAGACCCCCAGAAACCAGCCCTGGACAGTGGGGAGAGCCTGTATATCAACAATTTGTACTAGAAAGTAAGGATTTTGACCATTGGAGTCATCGTTGGTTTGATAGGGTAGAACAATACTACGAGATCCTATGATAAATACCCGATAAGGGGAAAAGGCCATGGCAGTAGTTCAAATCAGTAAAATCCAAATACGTCGCGATGTTAAGGATGCAAGTGCAGATAGTAGTTTACCAATTAAGCTAAGTGATGGTGAATTCGCATGGTGTAGAGATACCAAGCAATTATATATAGGATCTGCTATTGTTGGTGCTCCTGGCCAATTAGAAAACGTAGAAATATTAACACAATATAGTGATATTTTTAGCCTAGGCAGATATCAATACAAGTCTAATGGTGTATATAGAAGCTTTGTTAAAAGATTAGAAGATCGTGTCAGTGTAAATGATTTTGGCTTACTTGAAGGTGATATAGCTGATAACACCAGCAGAAATAATACATTAATCACTAGTGCAATACAAAAACTTTTTCTTAACACTAGCCTAGATGCAAAAAGTGTACTAGAGTTTGGTCCAGGAATATATGTTTTTAACGAAACTATTCAAATACCAAGTTATACAAAAATACGTGGTGCTGGTAAAGGTAACACTGTAATAAAGTTTCTAGGATCAGGTACTGTATTTGAATTTATAGAAGATCCAAATAGCAGTAATATAGAAATTACCAATCAATGCAGATATGTTAAAATTGAAGATCTAACAATAGAGATTCCTAGACCCAATCCTGTGACTACAGTTTATACTCAAAATGAATCAATTGCTCTAAGTTTATATGGAGCAAGGAACTGTGAATTCCGTAATATTGAAATTAAAGGTCCTTTACTCAGAGGCAGTATATTAGTTGATAGCATAGCCAGTAAGGCTATTAGTGTTGATAAATTAAGATTTAAAACGGTAGGGCTAAATCAAGTTCCTAAACTGTTAGGTAATTTTACTTATAGTAATACAAATATTTTTGACAACATTACTATTAGAGACTTTCAATATGGTCTTTATAGTGATAGACCAATGAACAAAAATACTATTGTTAACTGTAGTTTATATGGTTTGGTCGAAGGTATTCATCTAGGAGTTAATTCTCAGAGTTTAGGACCTAATGATAACATTATAAGGTCATGTACATTTGATGATATTCAAAAACATGCAGTAAAAGTGGAAAGAGGTACAGGTAATATATGCAGTGGTAATCAGTTCTTAAATGTAGGTAATAATTTTGGTGGAGCTCCTAACAGTACATTTGGTCAAGTTGAATTTGATACTCCAGGAAATATTAATTTAGACTATATCAGTTATAGACATAATGATTTAAGTTTTTTCGGCCCTAACAGTCTAAATACCAGACCATATGTCAGTGAGTTTACTGGTTATGGCTACAATGTTAGTAGTACAGCTTATGTAAAAACCATTGATTATAGCGAAAACCCAGTAGATTTTATTCGTTTTCCCTTACCTATAAGTGTTACTCCTGGTATAGGACCTGAGTCAATGAGTATTGAAATTGACTATCTATATCAAAGTAGAACTTTTGATCCTAATGCCAATAATCCAGCACTGTTTAATCAATCAAGAAGAATTAGAAAAGGCACAATTACAGTGCTAGTTGATTTTAGAACTAATACTGCAAATATTCCTTTTATTAATCTAGTTGATGATTATGATTATATTGGTTATGGTATAACTTCTCCTGCAACAGTTACTAATGAGGATATAAATTTAATCTTCAGAGTTAAAAATGTGATAAATTCAATACAGAACCAACGTCAAATCATATTAACATATCAACACTCACAGATAGACTTCAACAGACGTCCATATGAAACTGGTAAATTTACCTATACCTATAGAGTTTTGACCTAATATTCTGTATAATAAAAAAAGAAGCAGTCAAACTATGGAACAAATCACAGTTGTAAAAAGAAATGGTGAACGAGAATCCTTAGACCTGGCCAAGTGGCAGGCCCAGGTTTATCGTATATGTAACGGCATTGCTGATGTTAGCCAAAGCATGATAGAAATACGTAGTAATCCTCACTTCTATGATGGTATCAGCACTCGAGAAATTGATGAGATAACTCTCCGTGCCATTGTGGATCTTATTGATGTAGAATCAAACCCAGATATTGGCAATACTAACTATCAATATGTAGCAGGTCGCCAGCGTTATCATATGCTGCGTAAAGATGTATATGGTAGCAGTAAAATACCTCACCTATATGACATAGTCAAACGTAATGTAGCGGTAGGACTTTACACCAAAGAACTATTAGAATGGTATAGTGAAGCTGATTGGAATCGTATGAATGACATAGTTGATCATGAAAAGGATTTCCACTATAGCTATGCTGCTATTGAACAACTTATTGAAAAATACCTAGTTAAAAATCGTAGTACCAAAGAAACCTACGAAACACCTCAGGTTCGATATATAGTGGCCGCTGCCACTATCTTTCACAAAGAGGAACCAAATAATGCTCGTATGCGTTATATAAAGGAATATTACAATGCGGCTTCAGACGGCTTATTCACTCTCGCTACTCCTGTTCTTGCTGGGCTTGGTACTCCCACTAAGCAGTTCAGTAGTTGTGTACTCATACGCAGCGATGATGATCTTGACAGCATTTTTGCTAGTGGCGAAATGATGGCTAAATATGCCAGCAAACGAGCAGGCATAGGATTAGAAGTAGGACGAGTAAGGCCTTTAGGCAGTCCTATTAGAGGTGGTGAGATCATGCATACAGGTATGCTGCCCTTCCTCAAGAAATGGTTTGGTGATCTGCGTAGTTGCAGTCAAGGAGGCATACGTAATGCTAGCGCTACAGTGTTTTATCCTATATGGCATTATCAGTTTGATGATCTTATTGTACTTAAAAACAATCAAGGAACCGAAGAAACCCGCGTCCGTCATCTCGATTATGGGGTTGTCCTTAGTAGTTTCTTCTGGAGAAGATTCAGAGAACAAGGAAACATAACATTCTTTGATCCTAACGAACTGCCTGATCTTTATGAAGCATTTTATAAAGACACAGCTCTGTTTGAAGAATTATATGTAAAATATGAAAACACATTAGGACTGAGGAAAAAGACAATCAGTGCTGAGGAAGTATTCAAGGGAGGTATTCTAAAAGAGCGTACGGATACTGGTCGCATATATCTTGTGTTTATAGATAATGTAATGAACCAAGGACCGTTTGATCCAGACTACCATACCATATATCAAAGTAATCTATGCTGTGAGATCCTCCTCCCTACGAAATCATTTAAGAGATTGGACGACGAAAAAGGTCGCATTGCTCTATGCACCTTGGGGTCAATCAACTGGGGAATGTTCAAGCATCCTGAGGATCTGCGTCGTGCTTGCCGTATACTTCAGCGTAGTCTGTGTAACATACTTGATTATCAAGATTATCTAAGCATACAGAGTAAGTTAAGCAACACAGAAATACAGCCATTAGGTATTGGTGTCACTAACCTAGCCTACTGGCATGCAAAACGTAGTCTTAAGTACGGCGAGAAAGATGCATTACAGGAAGTTAAGAGTTGGATGGAACATCAAGCATACTACTTGACAGAAGCAACTATTGGACTGGCCAAAGAGCGTGGTAAGTGTAAGGACAGTGATAAGACCTATTATGGTCAGGGCATATTCCCTTGGGAACGTAGAGCCAAGGGTGTGAATGAATTAGCAGACTTTACTTCTGAACTTGACTGGGAAGTATTAAGAGAACAGGCCAAACAATATGGTGTGCGTAATGCTACATTGATGGCTATTGCTCCTGTGGAAAGTAGCAGTGTGGTTATCAATAGTACTAATGGTATTGAACTACCTATGAGTTTGATCAGTACTAAAGAAAGTAAAGCAGGTAGTTTCACACAAGTGGTTCCAGAGTATCATAAACTTAAGAACAAATATCAATTGATGTGGGAACAAACAGACTGCGTGGGTTATATCAAAACTGCTGCTGTACTTGCTGCCTATGTAGATCAAAGTATAAGCACAAATACATTTTATAATCCAGCACATTATGCAGATCGTCGTGTACCCACAACATTGATAGCAAAGAATTTGATGCAGGCTCACAAGTGGGGTATTAAAACATTCTACTATAGCCTAATCAATAAGCAGGGTTCAAGGATGGATCCCGTACAGACTAATGGACATCACATTGAGCCCAAGTTAGAACTAACAGAAATAAATTTTGAAGAGGATTGCGATTCCTGTATATTATGAGCAAACAACAATACAACCTACAGACACGTACAGACTACCTACATCGTAAGATGTTCCTTGATCCACAAGGACCAGTAACCATACAGAGATTTGAGGAAGTCAAATACAATAAAATAGCCGACTATGAAAAAACAGCACGTGGTTTCTTTTGGGTACCAGAAGAGATTAGTCTAGTCAAAGACGCTCAAGACTTTAAAGATGCTAGTGAAGCAGTAAAGCACATATTCACCAGTAACCTACTGCGTCAAACAGCATTGGATAGCCTACAAGGACGTGGTCCTAGTCAAATCTTTACACCAATAGTATCATTACCAGAACTAGAAGCATTAGTCTATAATTGGACATTCTTCGAGACTAATATTCATAGTCGCAGTTATAGTCATATTATTCGTAACATCTACAATGTACCCAAAGATGTATTCAATACCATACACGATACCTCAGAGATAGTAGATATGGCATCAAGTGTAGGTAAGTATTACGAGGCTCTACACCAACTAAATTGCTTCAAAGAAATAGGTACCGATGTGGCTGAAAGTCATCATATCAAGCATATTTGGTTAGCGCTCAATGCCAGTTACGCATTAGAAGCATTCCGCTTTATGGTAAGCTTTGCCACAAGCCTAGCCATGGTAGAGAATAAAATCTTTATTGGTAATGGCAATATTATCAGCCTAATCCTACAGGATGAACTATTACACAAAGGATGGACGGCTTGGCTTATTAATCAAGTGGTCAAGGAAGATCCAAGGTTCGCCAAGGCTAAACAAGAGTGTGAGCAAGAAGTATATGCCTTATATATGGATGTTATCCGTGAGGAAAAAGCCTGGGCAGACTATTTGTTTAAGAAAGGCCCTGTGATAGGTCTCAATGCCAATATATTAAAAGATTTTGTAGACTATACAGCCAGTTCTGCTCTTAAGGATATAGGGTTAAAATACGTTACTAATATAAAAACCAATCCAATCCCATGGTTCAACAAACATAGTGATACCAGTAAGAAACAAACAGCACTACAGGAAAACGAATCAACTAACTATGTTATAGGCGTTATGAGTGACGCTATTAACTATGATGAACTACCAACAATGTGAGGAAAACATGAAAGCAATCGTATGGAGTAAGTACCATTGTCCATATTGTGATATGGCCAAGGCTTTACTAGAACAAAAGGGCATAGCTTTTGAAGAGCGTAAAATAGGTGACGGCTACACCAAGGAAGAACTATTAGAATCAGTGCCAACAGCACGTACAGTCCCTCAAATCTTTATCAATGATGAACTCATTGGTGGGTATAATGAACTTACCAAATATTTAAAAGAGGTAGCATTATGATTTTAGATTTAGAAAAAATTAAAGATGAAGTATTAAATTATAATGAAGAATACTACTCGCAACTTAAACAAGATGTTTTAGCCCTTGTACTATATAAATATAAAAAGAATGGATTTTTTGTAGAATTTGGTGCTTGTGATGGAATAAAACTTAGTAATACTCTTTTATTAGAAAAAAAGTATCAATGGAATGGAATACTTGCCGAACCTTGTGTATCATATAATATCTTATTAGAAAAAAATAGATCTTCTATAATAGATAAACGTGCAGTTTTTGGCACTAGCCATCAACTTTTAAATTTTAAAGAAGTTATTGAACCCAGTTTATCAGGAATAGAATCTTTTTTTGCTAGAGATAAACACTCAAAGGTTAGAAAAAAAGGAATAACTTATCAAGTAACAACTGTTTCTCTATTTGATTTATTAGAACAGAACAATAGTCCAGAAGTAATAGATTATCTATCAGTTGATACTGAAGGAAGTGAATTCGATATTCTAAAAAATTTTAATTTTAATTCGAAATATCAAATTAAATTAATAACTATTGAACATAACTTTATTAAGGACAACCGTGAAAGACTTAAAAATCTTTTAGAAGAGAATCAATATATTAGAATATTACCAAAAATTTCTAAATGGGATGACTGGTATATCAGAGGATTTTAATTTATGAAAAAAGTACTCGTAATCGTTCCAACTAGAAATAGAAATCATAAAACCAAAGAATTCGCAGAAGAGGTGGGTATAATGAACTTACCAAATATTTAAAAGGGGCAGCATAATGTTATTAGAAAAAGCAAAGTCTAAGGAAGGTGATATTATCAGTTTGAAGCTGATTAGTGGCGAAGAAATTATTGGTAAATATATCAGTGAGGACATTGCAGATATTGTAATTAAGAACCCAATTATGCTTGCTATGACTCAAAAAGGACCGGCAATGACTCCTATGATGATCACAGTAGAATTAGACAATGAATTTAATATTTCTAAATCTGCGATTATACTCAAAGGTAATACAGTAAAAGAAATAGCTGATCAATTCATATTTCAAACTACAGGGATACAGCCTGTGAGTGCCGGAAATATCATAACCTAAGGGTAAAACTATGGCAACGTTTGTAGCGACAAAAGCAATATTAGCAATACAAGCTAGCACCCTAGCAGTAGAAGCAACAGAGGCAGGGTTGTCTGCTCTAGCTACTGCTTTGACCGACCTCTCCAATGAAATTACTGTTGCAAATGCAAATATCCCAGGACAAGAATTCTTTGGTGGTGGCACCTCTAATTATTCATTTGGTGTCGCTGGCGGAGGCGCAGGTAATGGTATAGATTATGATAGTGTAGCACTAGTATGGGCACAAACTATAAATTCTGCTGCACAAGTAATCCGAACAAGAATTGCCAATGATATAAAAAACGACATTGAAGAAATACGTGTTGATATAGACACAATTGCTGCCAAACAAACCATAATTGCTGACAAACAAACTTTAATGGAACAATGGCTTAACAGGTTAAAAGAAATGGGCGAGAATGATGGTATACATTTTAAAAATCCTTGGGAATATTTGAATATCTATTCAACATTACTATTTTATCAAAATGAAAATTTTAACTTTGATGATGCCCTTAATAAGATTATTCCTAATTTATCTAAAATTAAAACCAAAGTAGAAGAAGCTCTTAAGCATAGAAACGCATTGATAACAACTAACGATTCACCATAATGGCCAGAGGAATAACTAGAGATACAGGTAAGGATATGACCGGGGGGAGAAATATACAAGGTTCTCCCAATGTTTTTGCCAATAATAGACCCGTAGTAAGATTATTTGATAAAGTACAACCACATGGACCTGGTACCCATGGTGGACCTAGAATGGCTTCAGGTAGTCCAAATGTCTTTACCAATAATAAAAAAACATGTAGAAGAGGTGACGTAGCTACCTGCGGACATAGGGCTATTGGTAGTAGCGATACCTTTGTCAATTAAATTGACTGTACAGAAATAAACTAGAAAAAACAGATACATCTTTGAGTCATATAAGAGGGTAGTAATAGCTGCCTGTTACTAATCTATCCAAACTGTTCTAAATAAATACAAATAGAGCGGTTTGAAGCGAACCTTCAGACCTATCGCTGGAGAAAATAATGGCGAAAAGGATTCAATTAAGACGAGATTTACGAGCAAACTGGCAAGCTATAAATCCAGTTTTGGCCCAAGGTGAAATTGGTATAGATTTAGATTCTACTAATTTTAAAATAGGGGATGGCATCAAGCGTTGGAACGAGCTTACTTACACAGTAGCTTTAGGCAAACTTAATAGTGAGCTTTCAGATAATACCTTTCTGGTAATAGGGCCTCAAGGTAGACTTAATTCTATTGTATTCAATAACGATAATATAGAAACTGTTGTGGTTGATCCTGAGTTAGTTACAGTATCAGTAAAAACTCTTTTTAATAAAAATATACCTAGTACTGATCCACAAACAGGCACAGTGATAATAGTAGGTGGATTAGGTGTCACCGGTAACGTTAATATTACTGGAACTATCAAAGCAGACAGCATAGATGTAGAAGAAGATATAATAGCAAATTTACAGGGTAATGTAACAGGTAATGTTTTTGGTGACTTGTATGGTGATGTTTATAGTAATAATGGTAATGTAAAAATAGTTGAAAATAGTTTAGATGGACTAAGTGCTGAATTTAAAGGCAAACTAATTGGAACCGTGTACCAAACATCTGGCACCAGTGAAATGAGCAATGTGGTGGTTACTGGTGGTAAAATTAATAACACTATAATTGGCGATGTTAATCCTAGTACAATTGGTGGTACCATTATTACAGCGTCAAACAAATTTGTAGGCAAGCTAGAGGGAACTGGTGTTGTTAATCTTTTTGCTGCTAACGGCACTACAAAAATATTAGACAAAGGTACAGGTGGACCAACTAATGTTCCAACATATAAACCAGCTATATTTTATGGGGATGTAGAAGGCACTGTAAGAGGTAGATTTGCAGGTGATATCTATGCAGAAGATGGTGTAACTAAGATACTAGAAAATGGAACCGGCGGAAGCTCAACAGCACCTACTTATAGAAAGCCAGAATTTATAGGTAATGTCACAGGTAACATTGACAGCGATGGTCTTAGTATATTAGATCAAGTTGATATAAACGGTGGTAATATTGACGCAACCGTTATAGGGGCTACTCAACCAAGAACCATTACAGGTACTATAATTGAAGCTACTGAAAGATTCATAGGTGAATTTGAAGGTATTACTATTGGTCCCAGTACTGGTGATATCTTCGCAGCCAATGGTGTAAAAATATTAGAAAATGGCACTGATGGTAACGATGCAAAGATATATGCAGATGTTATATTGTATAGGCCTAATCCTGCCAATCCTTCTCAAATTATTGAAACTGTAATATTGGATAGAGGCACTGATGGTACTAATGCAGTATATACAGGTCAAGTTACAGGCAATGTAACTGGTAATCTAACAGGTGATGTTACTGCGGAAAATATAATTACAGATTTTTTAACAGTTAATGATACAGCTGATATTGTAGATTTAAATGTCACAGGACCAGCAGATTTTAATAATCTAATAAGAGTAATTGATCCTAATGATAGTTCAGTTAATACTAGTTCTACTAGTGCTAGTACAGGAGCAGTAGTAGTTGAGGGTGGTGTAGGCATTGGTGAAAACCTCAATGTAGGGGGCAACCTAAGCGTAACAGGTACAAGCTTATTCACAGGAGATGTTACTGCTGGTGATGTTACAGCAGATGACGTTACAGTTACGACACTACATACAACCAGTGATGTAGATATTGATGGTGACCTAAACGTAGATGGTCAGGCCACATTAGGCAGTTTGTTACTAGACGATATCACTGTTAATAACATTGTTGTTAATAACGATGTCTTGATCAAAGAAAATCTCACTGTAGATGGATTGACTACTTTAGATAGTGTAGATATAAACAGTGGTAATATTGATAATACAAAGATTGGTGAAAGCTTTCCTAGCACTATTAAATCCACACTGATTAATACAGATGGTATCAATGTTAATAACTATGGCGAACTGAGACTGAAAGAACTCACAGCCAATGGTACTAACTATGTAGGACTGAGAGCACCTACTGGAACTAATCCAGATAACTTCGTTAATAGTTACACACTGACATTCCCAAGATCATTAGGCGTAGATGGGTCTATTCTCACATTGAACCGTAAAGGTGATAAACTAGAGTTTTCCAGTCCTGATCTATTTGGTGGTGGTCAGGTCAGTGTCAGTGCAGATTATGGTAACGATAATTTTGATGGCATCAACAAACCAGTTAAAACTATTAAACGTGCTCTACAAATAGCCAGTGGTTTGGTCTATAAGCAACGTAATGAATTCAATGATCAAACCTGTTTTAGGGATGTTGGCTTAATCATAGATGCTATTGGATATGATCTTATCTATGGTAGTAACTGGCAAAGCGTAAAGGCTGGCTTTACATATAGCAATGCTACAGCCAGTGCTGTATTGATATCACAAAAAGAAATAACACTACGAGCCTTAAACTATCTAGCCCTTAAGGTCATTGCTACACAAAGCGGTCAAGAAGCTCTTGATGTTACTGCCAGCATACAAACAGTTACAAACATATTTGCCAATACTACAGCTGGTAACATATTAAGGATCGGTACTGCTCCAGTGCCCGCAGTTACCATGCCAACTCCTGCTGGGTTGTCATCTGGATTTGTTGATGCTAAAGACTTATTGATCAACAATATTTCATATATTGCTACACAGGTCATTAACTTTACAAATAATACTTTTGTTGGGTTCAATTATGATGCAGCCACAGAAGCCAAATGCGAACGTGACTTAGGATTGATCATAGATGGTGCTATTTATGATATAGCATTAGGCACTAATTTAAATACTAGACAAAATCAGTTTGCTTATATTAGACAGCAGGCTACAAATGCACAGTACGCAGACCAGTTAGAACAAACTAAAGCATCTCTAGTAAAGTTGTATAGAGAAACAGAACAATATACTAGCAGTAGCTCCTTCTTCCTAAGCTATAAAAATAAAATACAGGATATAATAGATCTTCTCAACGGAGCAACACCAGATCCTGTGGTATTTACAAATCCCACAGGCATAGCAGCCGATCAGTTAAGTGCCAAAAATCAACTACAACAAAATAAGAACTTTATCAAATTAGAAATCATAGAGTGGATCAAATTTACATATCCTGCTTTTACAACTGACTTTATCACCTGTGCTCGTGATGTTGAGTTTATAGTTGATGCTGTTACTTATGATATACTCTATGGCGGAAACACAGCCACATATAGAGCTGCTGACTCCTACTTATTAGGTAGTGTGCTACAGCTGGGTGTGGGTGAAAAAACACAAACACTGGCAGCATATACTAGACTAAAAAATATTATAGATAATATTGTACGTGCTGTTCCCATAGTTAAGACTAGTACTAATACTCTAACACAGGATACTGCAACATATCCTGCAACCAATACAGCCACTGCCACAGAATGTAAAAACTTAGTTGATATAATCATCAATGTGATCACAACTGAAAGTACTGCGTCATTAAATAATCTACAACTACCAGATGTTAGTGTGGCAGATCCAACTACACAGTTAAATGTAGAGTTAGTGACAGAAAGTAAATCAGCTATAATCACAGCAGTTAGTGATTTCATAAGTTTAGAGTTTAGTAACTTTACCTACGATACGGCTAAGTGCTCTCGTGATGTTGAATACATAATATATAGTGTTGCCTATGATCTCATGTACGGTGGTAACAGTCAAACTGTAGATGCTGCTAAAAAATATTTTGCCTATGGAGCAGGCTTACCTATCTTCAATGATAGAGCAGCCAGTGCTATAACATATGAACATTTAAAAACAGTTATCATACCTGAGGTATTGGACAATACCTCATTCGTCTATGGAGCAGGACTAACGGCCAGTAGCACAGCTAAAACTACGGTAGATCAACTATTAACATCTTTAGTAACCATTGTGGATCAAGGCCCAGGTCAAGCACCTGCAATAGTATTGCCTAATGCAACAAGAATATCCCCAATAAAGAGTGATGCTCGCAGTAACCTATTGGCACAAAAAGCTCTGATCCAAACTGAGACAGTGGCTTTTGTAGCAGACTATATTCCTAATGAAAAACGACTAGTTATAGCAGTAGCCAGCGGTGATTACTATGAAGATAATCCTATTATCATACCAGACAATGTCAGTGTAGTAGGTGCTGGACTACGTGCCTGTAATATCAGACCAAGGAACGCTGGCAAGGACATGCTGCGTGTGCGTAATGGTTGTTATTTCACAGAGATAACTTTTAGAGACGCTTTAGATAGCAATAAGGTTCCTAGCTTTACATTTGACTATGCCGTGGCCTTTGATGATCCTGCTGATCCTGAATGTAGTCGTGTTGGTTATGGTAGATTACCTAACAACAAGCCTGTAATCAGTATAAGCCCTTATGTACAAAACTGCTCTATTATCAGTTTCTTAGGCGGTAATGGCGTATTAGTAGATGGTAGTAAGGTACGCACACCTAACATACCAGCTAATCAGATTGAAGCAGAGAATCCAGTAGAAGGTCCTGCTCCACAACAAGGTAAGTCAATGGTGGGTAATGCATTTACCATGTTGAGCTTTGGTGGTACAGGCTATCGTGTGATCAATGATGCTTATGCACAGATTGTAAGTTGTTTCCAAATCTTTTGTTTAAATGGTAGTTATGTACAAAGTGGTGGATATTTAAGTATTACCAATAGTGCTACTAACTTTGGACAGTTTGCATTGAGGGCTAATGGATATAGTCCAAATGCTTTTGATTTTAATAAAGGTATAGTAGTTGGCACAGGTACCGCTGGAGCACAACAAACTCTTACCGCTATTGGTTTTGGTGATTTACCTGTACAGCACTATGTAATAAGATTTAGAAATCCTGTTTATAGAAACACTTATACAACAATATTAAACAACAAAGAAGAATTAAGAGACGCTTTGATCATATGGATTGATGATCAAATAGCCAACAATACACAACCATATTATACAGGGTTTACCTATAATGATGATACCTGTAAACGAGACACAATATTAATTCTTGAAGCAGTGGCCTACGATGTGCTCACTGGTGGTAACAGTAAGAGTGTGGAGGCAGGTTTAGCCTATGCTACAGCTACTTCGGCAGCAGTGATAGCACAGAAAACGCAGAACATAGCAGCATTTGAAAGACTTAAGGCACAGACTATACTATTAGTACATCCAGATGCACAGGGCCGTGTAGGTGATTTATTTGATATTATTATAGATATTACTACTAGTATTATCAATGTTCCTGAAATCATTGACTACAGTAATATAGGTGACGTGACCAACAGTTATAAACAGGCCAATGATAGTGTGACATTTACACCTGCAAATAATGTAATTATTCCCTTGACCTCACCTGCACAGACAGAACCTGTAATCAATACAGTTACAGGGCTTATAACAATACCTAATCATGGTTTCCAAAATACCAATCGTATAGTCTATAGTAGAAATGGCAACAGTGTAATCACAGGTTTATATGATGAACAAACTTATGTGGTTAAGACGGTGAATCTAAACCAGTTTGAATTATATTTGGATGACAGTTTTGAAATCAAGGTCAAGTTCTCGGCCCCACTACCCGCAGGTGATCATTTATTCCTCAAGAACATTAAAGAATTCTTTATTGATGATCTCACTGAATCACACGTAGTCTATCAAAAACTACAGATACAGCCTCCTCCTGTTGGCAAGGAATATACATTTGTTCCTGGAAGAGTCATAGAAGGTACCACAGATGGATCGCAACCAAATAGAGCTTATGTATATAGTTGGGATCCAACCACACGTAATCTAGTAGTCAGCGTTGAAAAAGTTCTTATAGGTATTTCTTTTATTAGAAATAACTTTACATTGAATTCTGTTATTCAATATGATCACAGTGCTACCCCTATATTAAACATTGATGTAACTGATGTTAATAACGTAGATAATCTATACACAGCTACATTTAAAATATTGGCCACAACCAGCGGTAATGAACTTATCAACTTAGAAACCTTACCAGAAAAACAAATATGGTTACATAGACCCAGTATTTGTAATAGCAGTAGTCATACTTGGGAATATGCAGGTAGTGGTATAGATTATAACGCACTACCACAAAACGGTGGTAGAACTAGAGTAGAATATGAACAGGTCAGTGAATTACCAGGGCGTGTATATAGTTCAGGAACCAATGAATTAGGTGACTTTAAAGTTGGTGACTTTATTAAGGCAGAAAACAAAACTGGTAATGTACAATTTACTAATACAGTGAGTATTGCTGCATTGGATGCTTTGAAATTGGCCGTAGGTAACATTACTATTGAAGAATTCAGTGCTGACATTGACCTAGGTGATAATGAAGTAGGCGGTCCAAGCCATAAAAGATTAAGTACACAGGCTGCTGTTCGTGGATTCTTAGAGAATAGATTGGGTGACTTTATTGACAAAGCACTGACTACAACCACAGTACCAGGAGGTATTCCACAGCTTAACGCCTTGGGCAAACTAAATGCTGATCAGATACCACCATTAAGAAACTTCCTTGTATATAGAAGTAGTGGTTATCGCAGTAGATTGAATCTTGTTAATACTATACCACCTACTAGTATTTTAAACGGTGATTTAGCCATTGAAACATATAGTAGCGTACAGCTTACTCTTAATGGAACCATTGTGGCTGCTGATGGTGATCTAATCCTACAAGCAGGATCAGGCGCCACAGGTAGGGTAGTAGGAGCGACTAACGGCACTACATTGATCGTTGGTAGCTTAACTAAAACATTCAATGCTAACTTCAATACTACAGGATTATTAAGTAAAAATGGATCCGCAACAGGCAGAACACCCACAGTAGTAGGTGGTGTGATTCCTGATCAGAATACAAATTATATTTTAAGTGAATTAGATGCTAAACAAATCCTATTACTTGATACTACACAAACCTACAACTTTACAGGAGTTACCAGTGTAACCGGCAGTAACAGTAAAGCACAGGGTAATATAGAATCTCTAGTATTAGGTGTAATTAATGCTGTTGATAATTCAAATGATCCTACTAATGGACTAGCAGGCGGAGGTGGATATACACAACCTGTATCTGGGATATATCCTGATGTTCCACTTACAGGTGGATCAGGCACAGGTGCTAGAGCTGATATTTTCCTTAGTGGTGGAGTAGTAGTTAATGTAGCACTTACAGCAGGTGGTAGTGGATATACTACCACAGATCGCCTCAGTGCCAGTAATGCGAGCCTAGGAGGACGCACAGGTGGTTCAGCATTTAGCGTAAAAGTTAGTCAAATACAAAATAGATTATTCGTAGATGTTGTTGGTGCATTGAAGTTTAATGCTAGTCTAATAGCTCCAGAATTCACAGAAGACTCTGTAGTAGTTACACAGACTACAGGTGCTATGGATTCTTCTGTAGTGGCTTCATTCAATGCAGCTAGTACTGGTTCAGGTGGTGCAGTGAATACAGCATTGAGTCGTATCACTATTATAGGGCATCCATTTGATGATGGCGATCCTGTGGTATATAATGCAGGATTTGGAACACCATTAGGTGGTATTATTAATAATTCTGTATATTACATCAAACGAGTCGATGCTGATACTATTGAACTATATACTAACTACAGTCTAAGCAGCAAACTAACCATACAGAACTCAGGAGCTGGCAGTCAAACATTTACTCTGCAAGTAATCAATATCACTAAGGATACAGTTTATATTCCAGATCATGGATTTGCCACAGGGGATGCTGTGAAGATTATAGCAGCAGATCCACCTTATGGTATATTGACACAGAGTATTTTCTTCGTAGGATCAATCACACAAAACACATTTACTATACACGAAAATAGAGCTGATTCAGTGGCCAGTACTCTAGGACTTACTATTGGTGCGTTTAACTTTACCAACACAGGTACAGGCACTGCCAGTTTTAGAAAACAAAGTATTAGAATTATAGGTGTAGTAGATAATGCTTCAATACTACCAGAAAACTGGAGTAGTCTAAGTGCCAACAATATTGATACTAATAATATTGTAAGCGGCATAATGAGTACCAGTAGATTGGCTATAGGACTAGCCAATTCCAACACATTCCTCAGAGGTGACAATCAATGGGCCAAGGCTGTACAAAAGATCAAACGACAAAATACAGATAGTGCTATTAGTATCACAGGTTCCTATTATGACCCAGGATCTGGTGGTCTCAATGAATATTACAACGAAGTAACCATTGGTATTGACATAGTAAGTGGCGCACAGGAAAGTACATCTACACCAGGATACACAAATATAGGTGTATCCAAGTTTAATAAAAGTCAATTTGATGTTGGATCAGGACCAGCACAGGGTACAGTAACAATTAAAAGTGGGGTAGTAGATGCAGGAACATTAGATGGATATGATAGTACATACTACCTAAACCCAGTAAATCTATCACAACCAGTCCCAGTTAGTAGAGGGGGTACTAATTATAGCGCATATACAGTGGGTGACATGCTCTATGCTAACGGTGCAACAAACTTACAAAAACTTCCTATAGGAACTGCCAATAGAGTTTTAACTAGTACTGGCTCTGCTCCACAATGGAGTAATAGTTTAATCATTGATGGATTAACAGTATTAGGTAATGTTGATATTACAGGTGCTGCCAGTACGTTAAATGCCTATGATATTAAGATGGACGATAATAATATTGAATTAGGTTCTGTAGAACCAATAAGTAATCGTTCAGGTAATATTAACTTCACTGCTGTTGGATCACTGACCTCAACTATAACTGCCAACACTGGTGGTATGATTCCTGGTATGACCTTAAGCAGAGTATCAGGAGGACAGCTAGGATCTAATCCTAGAGTGGTCAGTATTGACGGTCCAAATCTATTTACATTTACAGCAGATACTCCACCTGATCAAATATCACCAAACGGTACTGCTGTAGTGTTTAGCACAGGTGGAGCTACTAATGCAACTGCTAATGGTGGCGGTATCACAGTAAAAGGTACTACTGACAAGTCATTTAGTTGGAAACAGACAACTAGTAGTTGGACCAGTAGCGAGAATATGGATCTCGTCACTGGAAAAACTTATAAAATTAATGGTGTTGATGTATTGAGCAGCACAACATTAGGATCGGGGGTAGTCAATAGTAGCTTAACCAAGGTAGGAACTATCGCAACTGGTACATGGCAAGCAACTATTATTAGTCCAACATACGGTGGTACTGGTGTTAATAACGGTACCAAAACTATAACATTAGGTGGTAATCTAACAACCAGCGGAGCCTTTGCTAGTACATTTACTATGACTGCTGCAACTACGGTTACCTTCCCAACAACAGGAACATTGGCTACATTGGCTGGTACAGAAGCATTGACCAACAAAACTGTAAATGGAATGACTATTACAAATAGCACCGGTACATTTACATTAGCCAATACTAAAACATTAACTGCTAGCAATACAATGACATTCCAAGCTACTGATGGTAGTACCATAAACTTTACAACTGGTGGACAGGTCATATATAAGGCTAGCCCTGTAATAGATGATCCTACGTTAAATTTGACCTATGCTGGAACTGGAGCATTGACCAGTGTCACAATACAAAGTGCATTAACTACCTCATTCAAGAGTAGAATAACCAGTCCAGCACTGCATACCTATAGTTGGATGACCAATTTAAACTGGAATGGTACTGCATTTGTTAAGGATACATTAGCTAGAAGTCATTGGCGTATTGAAAAGTTTGTTGATGTAACAGATACAGGTAGCTACGTAACAATTAGCTATGGTGGTCCAACTTTACTGACCAGTACTGATAGACTTAAAGTCTTAGGAACAGGTCGTATTGAAATGCCTGCTAATATTACCAGCACTAATACTACAACTGGAACATTGGTAGTGACAGGTGGTGCAGGTATTAGTGAAAATGTTAATATTGGGGGAGCGTTAAGTGTAGGTGGTAATACTATAATCACAGGTAACCTCACAGTAAATGGCTCAACTACAACAGTCAATAGTAATACAGTTAATATTGGTGATAATATAATAGTATTAAATGCTGATGAAACAGGAACACCAAGTCAAAATTCAGGTATTGAAGTTGAAAGAGGTACTAGTACTAATGTAAGTTTACTATGGGATGAGAGTGTAGATAAATGGACATTTGGTGCAGGATCTACTGTTATTGCAGGAACTTTTGAAGGCAATATAACAGGAAGCGTATCAGGAAATGCAACCAGTGCTGATAAATGGAGCACAGCTAGAACTGTAACTTTTGCTGGCGGAGATATAACAGGTAACTTTACTATAGATGGCAGTGCCAACGTTAGCAACGTAGCATTAACAGTATCAGCAAATAGTGTAGCACTAGGAACAGATACAACTGGTAATTATATTGCTACAATTAGTGCTGGAACTCCTGGTAGTGCTACATTAAGCGGCACTGTAAATTCTGGATTAACTTTTACTAATATAAGTCCAGGAGAAAGCAATGCTGTATTCATAGCACATGCTGATACTAGCAGTGTAAGCAATTTAGCCAGTGATAATAGTGGTACTACATTTATACAAGATATAAGTCTTAACTTCGATGACTTTGGACACGTAACCGGTGCTAGTGTAGGCACAGCTAATGTTGGTAATGCTACATTAACTATGAACACCTCTGGCAACGGTATTAGTGGTAGTACTACATTTACAGCCAATAGCTCTACAGCAGCCACATTTACTGTTGCCAGTAATGCTACCAGTGCTAATACTGCTAGCACCACTGTTTTCAGAGATGGCAATGGCGACTTCAGTGCGAGAATTATTACAGCTAATTTAGTAGGCTATGCTACTGGGGCTAGTTTTAGCAATGATAGTGAAAATCAGGATAATTTAACAACTAGAGTAACTTCAGGATTTTGGGAGTCCAGTTCAGCAACTACAGCTGAAGGTTGGCCTATAAACACGAATAGTTGGTGTCATCTAATGAGTACTACACATAGTAATGATGCTAACTATTTTGCTATGCAGTTGGCTGCTGATTTTTATAGTCAGGATCTTTTCTATAGATCAACAGCAGGAAGTGGAACTACTGCATGGTCAAAAATATTACATAGTAATAATTATACTAATTATGTAGGTAATGCAACTATCAATATTGCCACAGGCGGTGGTTTAACTGGTAGTGGATCATTTACTACCAATCAAGGAACTAATGCTACAATAACTTTAGGCACAAATGCTACCAGTGCAAATACTGCCAATGCCATTGTTGCTCGTGATGCTAATGGTGATTTCTATGGCCGTTATATTAACTCTAACTATTTTAATAGTAGTGATGATGTAAGCACTGGCACTATAACTTATATAATGGCCAAGTTCGGTGATAACTATTATCGATCTGCAACGGCTGCTAAAGTGGCTGCATTTATCAGTGGTCAATCAATGAACATAAATGGTACTGCTACCAATGCATTGTATCAATCGCCATCAGGCACAGCAAGTAACGCAAATACACAGTTTACGGATACTCCAGCTCATAGAACCAGTTGGATTGAATGTAATGGTAGCACAAATGCTCCCAATGCGGGTTGGCATTTCTTAGAAACAATGCGTCATAGTAATGGATCTAACTATTGGGGCACACAATATGCACACGGTTGGGAAGATAATGCAAACCGTATGTGGAAACGTAATATTTCTGCTGGTACATTTGGTGGTTGGGTTGAATTTATTACTTCGGCGAATATTGGTAGTCAATCAGTAACCAATGCCACTACAGCAGGTGGTTTGGCAGTTCATGGAGGTCGTAATAACGAGGCTGATAAAATAGTAAGGACTGACAGTAATGGTTATATTCAAGCAGGTTGGATCAATACTACATCTGGTGATTTAGGTAATACTTTCCCAGATCGTATTTACATGAGCTATGATGGATATCTTAGATATAGTTCTATTAATACAGCTAAGGCTCATTTGGGATTGACGGCCAAATATGGAACTTCTAGACCTGCCATCACTTCAAATTCGGGTTATTGGGTAGGCTCCATGGGTTGGGGGCAAGAAGATCTTAATACCGTATTTAACTGGGGATCAGGATTTTTTGATACTTGGAGTGGCCCTGCAAATCAACCCCCAGGTACAACCCATTGGCAAGGTCATCAGGCACTACACTTTACAGATGGAACCACTCGTTATGGTTATCAAATGGCTGTAGGTGCAGGTGATCCTAGTTCGTGCTGGATAAGAGGTGTGTGGGGTTCAGGTGCATTCACAGGTTGGTATCGTATGCTCAATACAGCCAACACGCCAAATATTAGGGTCAGCGATGCCAGACCAGGAACCACTAGATTATATAGACGTGATGACGACAGTGGTTATAGTGTTCAAACATATTGGACTGGAACATATTGGAGATTATATGGTTATGATGCAAATAATGCTGGCCATGCAGATGTACACGTAGGATACGCAGACAGTGCAGGTTCTTCTACCAATGCAACCAATGCAACCAATGTGACTGGTACTGCTGGTATCTTAGGTTATTCTACTGCCAGTGTTGGTGTTGGTTATGGCGGTGTAGGCGGTCCACAGGTTATGGGATCTACTACAAACGCAGCGCAACTAAGTTTCCATCGTGCTGGTGCATATGCAGTCAATATGGGCTTAGATACCGACAATGTGTTTAAAATTGGTGGCTGGTCGGATGGAGCAAATGTATTTCGATTTCAAGTAAATTCTGCAGGATTAGCAACTTGTACTGCCACATCAGCACGTTATGCTGACTTGGCAGAAAACTATGTAGCTGATGCTGACTATGCTGAAGGCACTGTACTAATGTTAGGTGGCGTGTATGAAGTTACATTGGCCATTGAAGAAACAAGAAAGGTCATAGGCGTAATAAGTAAGAATCCAGCTCATTTGATGAACGCTGAATTAGAAGCTGAACATACTGCTACTATAGCACTACAGGGTCGAGTACCAGTTAAGGTAAAAGGTAAGATCTCCAAGGGTGATATGTTAGTCAGTGCAGGCGATGGTTATGCTAAAGCACATGATGATCCAAGAATGGGTATGGTCATAGGTAAAGCACTGGAAGATTTTGATGGCGAAGAGGGCATGATTGAAGTTGTAATAGGTCGTATGTAAAATTTTAGCGAAATTCTGTATGATGTGTAAATACACAAAATATTAGAGGAAACATATGTACGACAAACCCGCTGTAAATTGTTCAGTTTATACTGGTGTCAAAGAGCTACTTGAATTAAGAATACGCTACTTATACGACAGATTTGATCTGTTTATTATTGCTGAAGCAGATTATACCTTATCCGGTGAGTCCAAAGAATTCACATTAGAAAATGACATAGCCGAGCTAGGACTACCAACAGATAAAATACAAATCGTACAAATAAGTAAGTATGACTTACCAAAATTTGGTCAAACTATGGAAGAACGACATGACGGCTTATTTGATTGTATGCGTAAACATATACCACAAAAAAGCATTGTGTTCGTAAATTACGAAGATGAAATTCCCAACTATGGTTTTGTTGATTACTATAGAAGCATAGCAGTTAATAGCCCTTTACATAATATCAGATTACCCTTAGCACACTTAAGCGGACATAGTCATTGGCAACTACAAGCAGAAAGTGGAGAAATGGTACAGAATAGACAGGGCTATGTTTGCCGTAGTGAACATTTTACAATATATAGTTTGAGCGACTTTCGTAGAGAAAAAACTAGAGATGGTAAATGGACTTGGGTAGATTTCCCTGGAATGTACTTACAAGATAATAATCAAATACAGGATGCAGGGTGGAAATTCCAATGGATGGGATCACGTGAAGATAAGTGGAAGATATACAAAGATAGCCACTTTTACAGTGAACATAGCACACTAGGCCATGAGCTACGTAAACAACATATAGAAAATTGGGTCCCTGCTGATAATCAACAGGATCCTGTAGCTGTACGTGGACATCATCTACTTCCCTACGATCCCGCTAAACTTCCTGCTATAATAAACGAAACTCCAAAGTTTAAAAACTTCTTTTTACCAGAATTACCGGGTGTTCCACAGCCTCTTGTTTTTAGCTATGGACAGATGGGTGCTATTACCATGGGAGCCAAAAAGAAACCTAGGTTATGGATTGTAGAGGATTTTTATGATGATCCAGATAGTGTACGTGAATTTGCTATGAACCAAAAATTCTATGATGATCCTGGGTTTATTGGAAAACGCACCAGAGAGCAGTTTTTCTTTCCTGGAATGAAAGAAAAGTTTGAACAAATTATGGGTATGCGTATCACAAACTGGGAAGGTCACGGAATGAATGGTCGTTTCCAACATAATGTAAGTGGTGAAGCTATAACCTGGCATACTGATTTTCAAAGATTCGCGGGCCTAATTTATCTTACACCAAATGCTCCCTTCAGTGCAGGAACAAGAATGGCAGCATACAAACAAAATCGTGTGCGTCATTGTAGTGATCCACGTATTATGGACTGTTTTAATCAAATCACTTTCTTAGATGGTACACTATATGAGGATGTGGACGTAGTGGGTAATGTGTATAATAGATTGGTAATCTACGATGGTGGGTTGATTCATGCTGCCAAAGAGTATTTTGGATATAATATTGATAACTGTAGATTATGGCATATGTTCTTTTTCGACGCTGAGTAATCGTTTTCATTGACGAAAGTATAGGATACTGCTAAATTAATAGTAAGGAGAATTATATGGATCAAAACAGATTTGACGATTTCAAAAAACTAGTAGATGGTATGCAGGGTGATTTTGATAAATTCTATGTAAAAGGCAATGGTGCCGCAGGTACTAGAGTACGTAAGCATTTACAGGAATTGGCAAAATTATGTAAAGAAGTACGTAATGATGTCACCGCAGTAAAAAATGCTAGAAAAGAGGCGGATAAGTCAACGAAATCCTAGGTAAATACGTTTATATACTTACAAGGAGTAAGTTATGAAAACATTAATAGCCGCAGTAACATTAGCATTTGGTTCAGTAGCACTAGCAGGTCCATATCATCATGGATATAGGTATCATAACAGGTATTGGCAGAGTCCCCCTGCCCATTATTGGGTAGCACCTTTGATCATTGGTGGTGTAGTTGGTGCTGCTATAGCCAGTAATCGAGCGGAAGCACAACCTACTATAATCATGCAGAATCAACCAGCCCCTACTGTGATATACAATATTGACAGTGTGCCGAATCTAGTATGTCCAGCAGGTACGCAACTTACCGAAGAAAGGGGTTGGTATAAGGATCAAATGGGAAGGGCAATTTATGGTACAATCTACGGGTGCAAGTAAGTCTATACCAACAGATATAGTAACACCAGAAGAGGATGAGGCCTGGAGCCTTTTCCTCCAAAAGTTTGAAAATCTAAAATTTCCACCCATACAAAAACAAACAACAAACATAGAAGAGGAGATTTACGACTATGGCTTATTCTGAAAAAGTGTTAGATCATTATGAACTTACACACTGGAGCGCCAAGATAATAAATACTGTATGAAAAAATATGGTATTATAAGAAATTGTTTATTTTGTTCATCTACTTTTGAAACTAGGCCTAGATTTTTAGAATATTGTTCTCAAAAATGTAAAAATCCTTTAAACAGAGGTGAATATGATCCATGGAATAAAGGGAAAATATTGACTGAAGAACAAAAGGCAAAACAAAATAGAGAAGGATTAAAAAAAGGGTGGGGTTGGAACAAAGGTGTTCCTAACGAAGCACAAAGTATAAAATGGAAAGAAAATAACCCTAATAAAGACGGGCGTTTAAATAATATACGTCCTAAAAATTATATAGATGATGAATTCACATCTTATAAAAGAGAGTGTAGAAAAGTAACCTATCGTTCCTGGTATGCTATGAAGCAAGAAGGTTTGATACCTAATAATACAGGTAAAAGGAAAGATCAGTATCAATTAGATCATATTATTCCTTTTAAACAAGGTTTTGAGTTAGGAATAGATCCAAAAATATTAGGAAGTAGGAAAAATTTAAGATGGGTCCTAGGAGAAGAAAATAGGAAAAAATGGGATAATTTTCAATCAGAAGAAGTAGTTAAAAGTATAATAGGAGAATAATATGGCTTACAGTGAAAAAGTGTTAGATCATTATGAAAATCCCCGTAATGTAGGCTCATTCAATAAAGATGAAGAAAATGTTGGAGTTGGATTAGTGGGAGCACCATCGTGCGGAGATGTTTTAAAATTAAGTATAAAGGTAGATAATGAAACAGGAATTATCACAGATGCGAAATTCAAGACGTACGGGTGTGGTTCGGCGATTGCAAGCAGTTCGTTGGTTACAGAATGGGTCAAAGGAAAAACTATTGACCAAGCATCCACGATACGTAATACCCATATAGCTGAAGAATTGGCTCTCCCGCCAGTCAAGATCCACTGTTCGATCCTAGCAGAGGATGCTATTAAAGCCGCAATAAAAGATTATCAATTAAAGCATAATCCTGTCAACTAAAACTAGGATTAAGGCGTTAATATTAATGTAGCAGTAAATATGCTACTATTTTAAAGAGGAAATTTGAATGAAAACATTGATCGCACTTATCACTGCTGCTTTTGCAGTAACCGCTTTCGCTACTGATGCTAAGAAAGAAGAAAAGAAGGCTGATACTAAGCCTGCTGCCGCTGCTCCTGCCGCTGCTCCTGCCGCTGCTCCTGCCGCTGCTCCTGCCGCTAAGCCTGAAGCAAAAAAAGAGGAAAAGAAAGCAGAAGCAAAGAAGTAATATTAGTCCGACGTTTTGCCCCCACCACAGTTAATCGTGATTTAGAGGATGTCAAATACATAGTTTTTGATGACAGCATAGCACGTAATTTACAACGTCTACGCATAGTCACTGAAGATGAAGTCGAATTATCACTGGTTATAAGATTAAAATTGTGGTTGGCAAGACAACGGGCACTGCGTAAGTTCGATGAAGTTTACGCATAACAAAGGACCTTCGGGTCCTTTTTTACTGATAAATAATATTATGATCACACTAACAGAAACTGCCGCAGAACGTGTCAAAGCCAACTTGGCTAAACGTGGTAAGGGCTTGGGCATACGTGTAGGAGTAAAAACTACAGGATGTAGTGGACTGGCCTATGTGCTAGAATATGTGGATAACCCAACATTGACTAGAGATCAGTTTGTCTATGATAGTTACGGTGTCAAAGTTTATGTAGACGGTAAAAGCCTTGTGTATGTTGATGGGTTAGAAATGGATTGGGTCAAGCAAGGGCTCAATGAAGGCTTTGAATTTCGCAATCCTAACGAAAAAAATCGTTGTGGATGCGGAGAAAGTTTTAACATATAATGGATAGAATAATTGGTCAAAGAAAATTCATAATCACATTGATAGCCATTGTAGGTAATCAATTATTATCTTGGTTTGGTAAAATAGATGCTGGAGTATATAGTGTAGTAGCCTGTGCTGCTATAGGTGCTTATATTGCAGGCAATGTATATCAAAATATTAATAATAAAGATAAATGAAACCTTGGACGAGATTAGACACTAAAATTTGGCTAGCTCATGTGGAAAATCGTATTGAAGATATGGACTACTATCTCAATCAAACCATAAACTACTGCGAAGCCAACAATATAATCAATAATGAAACTGTATTTACTCTAAGTTTTCTTACCATATTATGGGTATCATATATGCGAGAAGAGCCCATAACACGCAGAGAGATTTTTGAGTTACTTTGTATCAAAGATTGGGAGAATTTACCCGATGCTCCAGTAGAATTAGGGGAAAAGCTAGCAGATTTTGATCTCAAAGACATCTTAGATGTGGTAAGTAAACAAATGCCAGCGTTATAACCGCTTTTAGTTGACATTTCTTTACAGTTCTACTACAATAAATAAAATACTATAGGAGGTACCATGTACAAGTACAAACTTTGGATTCGTATTAATGAATATCAAACAGCACATACCATAGTCTATGCGGAAAATGACTATGCTGCCAAAATGCTGGGTGAAGCACAATATGGTGTGGGCAATGTATTGAACTATACAAGGGAAGACCAATGAGTATGCATCTTGAAGGACCGTGGCTCAGTACTACAGGCAAGCGTAAGGGTAAACAAAAATTTCGTAACGCTGATGAGGCACGTAAGGCAAGGGAACTTGAAGAGGATTGGAAAGCCCTCCAAAAGAAGTGGGGCATAGAACAGGAACAGCGTAAGCAAACTCGTGCTATGAAAACGCCCACATATCAGCCACCCAAACTGACATATCGTGGAATGGATGCCCCACGTATCCCCAGCCTCAATAACGGTGTAGACAGTGCCAGTGCCACTAAGGCAGAGGCTAAGGTTTATACCGGCACTAAGATTAAAGGAATAGGGACCATGCATAAGAGTAATGCTGTGCCAATCTTCAGCGATGATGAAGCACGAGATATTGCTCATATGCGTAGATAGCCTTTAATTATCCAGCGTAAAGGAGAAAAAAATGATACGCATTGTTAAAATGCTACTAGTTCTAATTGCCTTGATAGGTTTAGGATGGGTAGGTTATAAAGTAGTAATGTTTAAACTGGATGAAAACAAAGAGATCAATATCAAAATGAGTTCTTTGAAACACACTCCAGTTGAAAGTATGACTAGACAACTTGAGTGTCTTGCTCGTAATGTTTACCATGAAGCAGGTAGTGAGCCATTTGAAGGCAAAGTGGCGGTAGCACAGGTCACATTGAATAGAGCCAATAGTGGCATATTTCCATCAGACCTATGTAAAGTAGTTTACCAAAAAAACTTAGTCTATGAGAAAATGCTTTGTCAATTTAGTTGGTATTGTACCAAACCTGTTAGAAATAAACCAATCCATGCAGAAGCCTATATAGAAAGCGAAAAAGTGGCTAGAATGGTTCTATTGGAAGGTTTTAAATTACCCAGTTTGACCGAAGCCATGTACTTTCATGCCAAATATGTAAATCCAGGATGGAAGCGTGAAAAAGTAGCAGTAATTGGGCAACACATTTTTTACAAATAGGAACATAAATGGAAAAACTTAAACCACTTATCAATATCAAAGAACTATTTGATAATTTAGTTGAAAATATCGGTCATTTGAGTGCTGAAACATTGGCATGGATTGCTGTGGTATTAATACATATGGCTACCGTGCCTACACTAATTGCGGTGCTAACTGGACTAACAGAAAAGATGCCACCAGTGGATTTAGTTGGTTTGGTTTGGTTGGGGTTATTAATGTTCTTTCTACGCAGTGTTATTGCTAGGGACTTGCTCAATATCATTACTATTGGGTTTGGTTTCTTTGTTCAAGCAACACTTATGGGATTGATCATTTTTAAATAACCAAAATCAATGACAACATTTAAGAATGGTAGTACAATAAGAACTGTAGTAAATTTTTTCATAACTCACACAGAGAGGATAAAATGGTCAAGTTTGTAGCAGGTTTTATTTTAGGCATTGTAGTAGCCACAATTGGTTTCAGCGGTGTAGCCAGTATTGGTGACAAGGGCGTGGATAAGATTAAGGAAGTTTCACGTGAGGCCGCCAAATGAAAAAGTTATTGTTAATCCCGGCATTTGCTGTTTTAACTGCTTGTTCAGGTATGGAGAAAGTTCCTGAACGTAGTTCATATGCACAGCCAGATTGGTATGGTAAATGCGTTCAAGAAGGTCGTGAAGGTTGGTTTTGGATGGCCAAGGATTATGTATATGCCTGTGGTGCTGGTGAGAGCATTTTTGCTCAGGCCGCAGAAGAACAGATGTATGCTATTGCTCTTAACAACTTTGCCAAACGTATTAATGGCCGTGTTAACAGCGAAACCAGCATTGAAATGACTGATAAGAAGCGTACTACTCGAACCAATATTGGTTATAAGGTTAGTGAAACTACTGTAGTAGATCATGTTCAGGCAGAACAAGGCAGATTTACTATGGGAGGCAAGCATTATACTTTCGTACGCTTAAAAATGCGTAAAGAAGTATTTGATAGGCTTATTCAAGAAAATAGAGACCGATGAAAAGCTACAAACTAGGCCTAGCAGTATTGGGCCTAGTAGTATTGGCAGGGTGTGCTAGTTCTCCTCCAAAGACTGCTAGGCAATACTGTTATACAAGTCAGGATATCACTGTTAAAAACGGAGAAAAAGTTGATAGTCAAACTCAAGTCCGTTGTAACGATGATCCAATTGAGACTATTCCTATTAAAAAAATGGGAGTAAGTCCTAAATGTTTCGAACATCCATATAGACAACAATTGCCCAATGGGCGTATTATCGAAGGAATAAACTATGCTTGCCAAAAACGTGATGGTACTTGGGAAATTATTGACGGCCGCGGCATTAATCGTTAGTACACAGGTCAATGCACAAGTAAGTATTCGTGTCCCAGAAAGTATATGGAGTATTAAAAACAGTCTTGTTAGAATGCTTGACGGACTAAATGAACACGATCGTAGAAAGCATCAACAGGCAATGTATACTGCTCTTGGTAACTTGGACAATGGTGAGGTCATACGTTGGTATAGTGACGACAGTTATAATCACGGTATTGTTGAAATTGTTATGACCAGTAGATTAAGTGGGAAGTTATGCCGTAGAGTATACAGTGAAGTACGCACCGAACGTAGTCGTAAAGCTGATGAACATTGGGCTTGTCTAGATGAAAGTACAAACATGTGGGAGTTCTTCAAATAAATACTATATGGTTCTAGCATTTTTAACATTTTTTACAGGGATAGCAATTTCAACAATTGCTATCTATTATTCGGTTCTCGGCCTAGCTAGTATATTCAGTGCGGCCGCTCTCAGTGTCATTATAATGGGCACTGTATTAGAAATTAGTAAACTGGTCACAGCATGGTGGCTTAAGGCTAATTGGTATCGAACGCCTTGGACTCTAAAAGGGTATCTCACTATAGCAGTTATTACACTCATGCTTATTACCAGTATGGGTATCTTTGGATATCTCAGTAAAGCACACAGTGATCAAAGCCTTGTCAGCGGTGACGTACAAGCCAAGTTGAGCCTTATTGACGAAAAAATCAAAATTGCCAGAGGTAACATAGATAGTGCTCGTACACAATTAAAACAATTAGATGCGGCTGTGGATCAGGTCATGAGTCGTAGTACATCAGAACAAGGTGCTGCCAGATCAGATCAAATCCGTCGTAGTCAAGCTAATGATCGCAAGAGATTATTAGGTGAAATAGAAAAAGAACAGAACATAATTCAAAAGCTCAATGAAGAAACTGCTCCTATACGTGCCGAAGTACGTAAAGTAGAAGCTGAAGTTGGTCCTATCAAATATATCGCTGCTCTAATCTACGGTGATAATCCAGATGCCAATCTATTAGAGAAGGCTGTTGTTTGGGTAATTCTAACCATTGTGTTTGTATTTGATCCATTGGCAGTGTTGTTATTATTGGCCAGCCAAATGAGTTTCCAATGGGCCTTTGCCGAACGTAAGGGTGACACTAGTTTATTTGCTAAAATAAAAGAAGAAATGCGTCCTAAAGGTCCTGAAGAAACACCAAAGGAAGAACCCAAATACGAACCTGATGATGGACCGTTAACAGACAAGCAAATTGAACAAATACAGGAAACGGCTCCAAAGCCTGTTGAGCCAATAGTTAAACAAACACATCTTGAAACTCCTGGCAATTATTTCAAATGGAAACCTATGGAAGTGGAGCCCGTAAAGGAAGAGCCAAAACCAGAGATCGTATCAGCACCTTACCAAGTTCCAGAGCCAGCACCTACAATACCAATTCCTATAATTGTTGAAGAAGTCAAGCAAGAATCTGTAGTAGAAAAGCCACTTGTAGTACTAAGCCCTGAGCCAGTAGCTGTTAAGGTTGAAAAACCTGAAGAGGATAATTTAGAACTCGAAAAAAAAAAGTAGCAACTGATGAGGATGATCGTGTAATTTTAATTGAAGATGAAAAAACTAGATATATAAATCAATTAAAGTTATTAGAAAAGGAACGTATGAAATCTTGGAAAGATAGTAACCCAAATGATACGATCAAGCAACAATTAAAGTTAAAGAAGATGGGATTGATTGATCGTTTACCATGGCAAGTAGATGAATTAGAACGTATAAGAGTACAAGAAAATGAATCTAGGCAAGATTAATGTAATTACTCCACCAGATAAATTGTTTAACCAAAATCCTAGTATTTTGTTGGTTAAACCAACAAATGAAGTTAAGGAAGCCTTTCAAAAATATATATGTCAAATCATTGAAGAACTCAATGTATTTGTATATGACGAAAACGAAATGGATTTAGATTGGTTATTAAGCGTACATAATTATGCTGATGTTTGTATTATTGATGTTGACAATTGTGATGTAATTACACGAAGCTTTGTCACTTTTATGATAGCTCAAACAGATACTTACTATATAACAAAGGATGAAATAACTCCTTATGGTTTGATAAGTAAAAATAGAATTTATGATTTGGATAGTATTCCATTTTTCAAACAAGTACAAAACCCAGAAGAAGGTGAAGATGAATAATTTTAACGGTCGCAAAGTAGTATTAAGAGAAGATGAAGATGTTAATAGAGCACTACGCAAATTCAAAAAGAAAGTAGATGACAGTGGTATTTTAGATGACCTACGTAAAAAAGAATTTTTTGAAAAGCCCACAACAGAACGCAAGCGTAAACATGGTGCCGCAGTCAATAGATATAAGAAAAAATTAGAAAAAGAAAGACTACCAACTAAGCTTTACTAATTCCTAAAGATATAGTATAATCACTATTATGACAAAACATTTAATGGTAGATTTAGAAACCTTAGCCACTACACCCAACGCAGCAATATTAAGCCTCGGTGCAGTAACCTTTAATCCTAATAGTGATCAAATATATGATGAACTTTATTATAAAGTAGAACTGGAAAGCTTGGATGGGCTGGACAGTTATATTGATGATGGAACTATTGAATGGTGGAGCAAACAAGATCCAAAAGCTCAAGAAGAAGCATTTGATCCTAATAATAGAATCGACATACGTACAGTAATGGACGATTTTTATAAGTTCTGTATGGGATCCAGTAAGTTTTGGAGTCATGGTAGCACTTTTGATATTATTATTTTAGAACACTACTATAGACAAATTGGAAAACCGTATCCATGGAAATTTTGGGAAGTTAGAGATACCCGTACATTATTTGACTTGGGAATGGACCCTGAAATGCCTCAGGCTAATAAACATCATGCTCTTGAAGATGCCCGTAGACAGGCCATAGGTGTACAAAATATGTTTAGGAAATTGGGTAGAAAATTTGATTGATGTATAAATAAGAATGGTGCTTAACCAAGACCATTAATTCTTGCTTAATTTAAGGAGATAACAATATGAGTAAGGTAATCGGTATCGATCTCGGTACTACTAACAGTTGTGTCGCTATAATTGAAAGCGGCAATTCCCGTGTAATAGAAAACAGCGAAGGAGCACGTACTACTCCTAGTATTGTAGCCTACACTAATGAAGAAATTCTTGTAGGTGCCAGTGCCAAACGTCAAGCTGTTACAAACCCAAAAAATACAATCTATGCAGCCAAACGTCTAATTGGGCGTAAGTATAAAGAAGAGGCTGTACAAAAAGACTTAGACCTAATGCCCTATGATATCATTGAAAATTCAAGTGGTGATGCTTGGGTGAGGGCACAGGGTAAGGAACTAGCACCTCCTCAGATCAGTGCAGAAGTACTGCGTAAAATGAAAAAGACTGCTGAAGATTATTTAGGCTATGAAGTTACTCAAGCTGTTATTACTGTTCCGGCCTATTTTAATGATAGTCAGCGTCAAGCTACTAAAGATGCTGGTCGTATTGCTGGCCTTGAAGTTCTTCGTATCATTAATGAACCTACTGCTGCCGCGTTGGCTTACGGCGTCGATAAAACAGATAAGCAGGATCGTAAGGTAGCAGTATATGACCTAGGTGGTGGTACTTTTGATATCAGTATTATTGAAATTGCCAATGTAGGCAACGACAAGCAAATTGAAGTACTAAGCACTAATGGTGATACGTTCCTAGGCGGTGAAGACTTTGATCAACGTATTATGGATTATCTTGTAGATCAGTTTAAACTAGATCAAGGATTGGATCTTACCAAAGATGTATTAGCTCTACAAAGACTAAAAGAGGCTGCTGAAAAGGCTAAAATTGAGTTGAGTAGTAGTCAACAGACTGATGTAAATTTACCATATATAACAGCCGATACATCAGGACCTAAACATTTAAACATAAAGATTACAAAGGCCAAATTAGAAAGTCTAGTAGAAGATCTAATTCAGCGTAGTATTGATCCGTGTCGCACTGCAATGAAAGATGCAGGAGTTACTCCAGCTGACATTGATGAAATCATCCTAGTTGGTGGTATGACACGTATGCCTAAAGTACAGGAAGCAGTTGAGAAATTATTTGGTAAAGCTCCACGTAAGGATGTAAATCCAGATGAAGCAGTGGCAGTTGGTGCAGCTATACAAGGTGCTGTTCTCAGTGGTGAGCGTAATGATGTATTACTATTAGACGTAACACCATTAAGTTTGGGTATTGAAACATTGGGCGGTGTAATGACCAAAATCATCCAAAAGAATACTACTATCCCAACCAAGGCTAGTCAAACATTTAGTACAGCAGAGGATAATCAACCTGCTGTTACTATTAAGGTATTTCAAGGTGAACGTGAGTTTGTAAAGGATAATAAACTACTAGGGGAATTTAACCTAGAAGGTATTATGCCACAGCCCAGAGGTATGCCACAAATTGAAGTAACTTTTGATGTGGATGCTAATGGCATTATGAAAATCAGTGCCAAAGATAAGACCACAGGCAAAGAGAATAAAATTACTATTAAATCAGATGGAGGACTAAGTAAGGATCAAATTGAAAAGATGATTCGTGAAGCTGAGGCCAATGCTGAGGAAGATCGTAAGCAACGTGAAATTGTAGATATGCGTAACACTGTAGATAGTCAAATTCACAATGTGCGTAAGGATCTAAAAGAAGTTGAAGATAAGTTAAGTGCCAGTGAAAAAGAAATGATAGAAAAAAGTATTGAATCTGTTATAACAGAAACTGCCACAGGCACAAAAGAATCAATCACTCAAAAGTTGAGTGACTTGATGGCTGCTATTCAACCTATCTATAAGGCTAAGGAAGCACAAAGTCAACAAAAGGACAAAGATATTACTGATGTTGATTTTAAAGAGGTAAAGGATGCAGCCTAATATGTTGACACTTAAATGTTTAAGTGCTAACATAAATAACCTAGTGGTGCTCAGGTGAGGCCACTATTTTAATCTTGCTTAACAAGGAGAAATAAAATGACACAATTAGCTAGAATGGATACAGCGGCTCTAAACAGAGCATTGATTGGTTTTGATCGTATTTTTAACACTATGGAACGTAGTTGGGGGAACAGTATGGCCAATAATAACTATCCTCCCTATAACCTAGAACGCAAGGGTGATATCTATACTATTACGCTGGCAGTTGCAGGTTTTAGTAGAGATGAAATTGATGTAAGTATAGATCAGGATCAGTTGATTATTACTGGTGAAAAGAAAGCTGTAGAAACCAGTGAGGAAATAGAATATCTTCACAGAGGATTAGCATATCGTAGTTTTGAGAGAACATTTGCTCTTTCAGAACATATGGAAGTAAAAAATGCTGATCTCAAAAATGGTTTGCTTACTGTAGTGATTGAACGAATTGTTCCTGAGGCCCTGCTGCCAAGGAAGATTCAAATTAACCAAGCCTAACTAACAGGGGGAGGTAACTCCCCCACTTATAATGGAGTTTAATATGATTGTCGATACAGTGTCTACAACAGAAGTCACTACTGATATACAACTCAATGAAAAAGTTAAAATTGAGGTAAAAGAACCAAAAAAATGGCATGTAATTTTTTTAAATGATGATCATACTCCAATGGAATTTGTGATCAGTATCCTAATTGAAATCTTTAAACATACTCCAGAAACTGCACAACATATTACACTCCAAATTCATGAGTCTGGAAGTGGTATCGCAGGTACATATAGTTTTGAGATCGCGGAAATTAAGGCAGTAGAAACTACTAATTTGGCAAGGGCTAATGGATTTCCGTTACAAATCAAACTGGAGGAAGAATGAGTTTAAGAGAAATAACCAAAGACCTACACCATGAGGCAGAAACAACTAAATTTGCCAAAATGTTACTAAGTGGCAAAATCAAGAAAGAAGACTACAGAAACTATCTGTATAATCTACTGGCGATCTATGATCCCATAGAATGGTATTGCCAACGCCAAGGTTTCCTTGTGAGCATGCCAAATCTACCACGCCTCAAGGCAATCTATGCTGACTTCCAAGAACTAGATGATGGTAGTTATTGTTATCTAACTCCAGCGACTTTGGAGTATCAGGCATACCTAAATAAATTGGGCAATGATGAATTCCGCAAGCACCTTATCAAGGCACATCTATATTGTCGCCATATGGGCGATCTTTTCGGAGGCCAGATCATTAAAAAACAAGTGGCACATATCAGCCAAGGCAAGTTCTATGATTTCGAGAACGCTGATGCTATGAAGACAGCTATTCGCATCACACTAACAGACGACCTAGGTGATGAGGCTCGTGTGGCCTTCGAATGGGCCATTAAGATGATGAGGGATTTATACAATGGAGAGTAAGGTTTGGGATAGTCTAATCAATGTACAGCATTTATTAGAAGATAATTTCACTCGTACTGGCACAGAAGTATTTGAAGAAGGCATGGATAGATTTAACCAACCAGGTTGGGTCAACCGTGTTTGGACTAGCAAAAACTATCGTCGTGCTCACGTAGATGTAGTAGATGCCAGAGAGAAAAAAGGTTTGTGGATGATGCATTGTTGCGTATTCCCACATACACATAACCCAGCCCCCATATTTGGTTTTGATGTAATAGCCGGTAAGAATAAAATCACCGGCTGTTTTTATGACTTCAGCCCAACTACTAGACGAGATCATCCTATGTTAGAGTGGTTTGAGCACGAAGTTAATAAGATGGAGTGGCGCAAGGAAAGAGCACTCCCAGATTGGGCACAGCGTATATTCAGTAAGAGTATGGTGGCTGCTGGAAATGTACAGGACGAACACGAACTAGATCAAATTTTTGCTATGGCTCGTAGTGGAGTAGAGCACTATCTGGCTAATGTGGGTGAAACTAATGGACAGGGCGATAGTAGAGAGGCACAGAATTTCTACGCACACAACCAAAAAATGAATCCTCACACGCCTAAGGTGATGACCAGTTTGGGGCTAAACGAGGAAGATGTAAGGGTTTTCATCCAGGAGTGTTTGTTCCCAGAGTTAAGGTAAATACTTAACTATGCGATTTAGAGAGTTTAGAACGATTCCAGAGTCCTCGAGAGGTATACTATTTAGGAATCCTGGAGATCCCTTTCACAGCACACAAGACCCTAATAAAAAATTAGAATTTGTCAAGGCTGAAACATTTCCTACTCCTAAAGGACAATATCCGAATCCCATTATTTTTCAAAAAAACGTAGATCAAGTCAATCAAACATATCCTAATATACAATGGATCAATACTCCCACCAAAGGAGTACTAGCATTTGCTGTAGTGACCATGCGAGATCCAGAAACAAATGAAGAAGTTTATTTTGGCAAGTATTTCAAAGAAATTCTTCATAACATGGGAGGTAAATGGAAGAATGAACTTCCAGGCTATCAACTAGCAATAAAATCCAGTCAAAAGGCTAGATCAGGCCTAAAACCATCAGACCTATTAGACTTATCTCAACCATTTGAAAGTCCAGAGCAACTTATAGGCAGTTTAAAATTAACAGATCCTTCACTGGTGAATGGTATGAACATGTTGTTGGAAGGTAAATTACCAGTATTTGCTGTAGATAAAGCAATGGAGCCTGCGATCAGAGATGACTTAGGTGAAATAATAGCACCTATAGCCTTATGGCAGGGATTAATTGGTGGGGATGCAGAAAAAGCAAGAGCATTTTTACTACAAGATGCACCCTGGAATAGTTGTAGAATAGCCTTTAGTATAGGTAAAAATGCTGGTCTTGTGGATAGTTATATGGTACCTGCTGAAGGTGCTAGAATAGGTATTAGCAGTAAGGGCAATGACGGAGCTAAAGCCAGTTCTAAAAATATATTAGATGGTATTGAACTATTACGTAGAACTGGGCAAGAGGCTGTTTTAGAACAATTCCCTGAAACAGTTCATATAATGGAAGTAATAGGACAACAGAGTATGATCATGGGTCCTATTGTATTAGGGCAGGAATTTGGGTTCTTATCTGAAGATGATACGAGATTCATACTAACAGCTATTAAAAATGGCATAACACAAGTGCCCAAAGGTAAACAGTACGCTAATATCCAAAAATTAATGAATAACATGACTGTTACTGATTTTCTTTCAGGATATAATATAGGAAATCACGCACTAGCGGGATTGGCCAAAATGGTATGTAACCATGTGAATACTGAAATACCAAACTTCAGTAAAGCCTGTTTAACGTTTTTAAATAGCAGTCCTTTATTACAGATACATCTTTACACACAAGCTACAAATAACGGAGTGGAGGTTAAAAGGTTTCAAACCATATGGCCTCCTCAATTCACTGGTAACCTTAAGCTAGAGGCTGGTAAAAACTATTTTTCTACTAAAGTTATTGGCAAACTTGCTTTTGGATACAAAAAATGATCAATAACTTATTAGATGTACAAGTCAAATATTTTCTACTATTTTGGTACTTACCCTATTTCCTTATGGGTGATATAGACTCTTGGCAAAAGATGGGTATTACCATGAATGGTATCAAACCCATGTGTAAAAAATAACTACTTGCCCTGCACTAGATCAGCAGAAAATACATTACCTACACCCACATCAATAACACAGGCTTTGGTTTGTCCACTCTGTAACACAGTCCAAGTATTATTTTCTTTGCTGATCCAAAGACTTAATAAACTTTTTGGATCTTCCACATTACCATACCATACAGGATTTTCACCTACACGTTGTAGTTCGGCAAATATGGCCTTGGCATCACCACAACTTATAGGCTTGTTAGTGGTATTAAGGGGAATGTTTTGTTGAGCCAATACTACAGTGGGTAGTAAGAAGAGGCCCGCTAGTAGTAATTTCATATTGACTCCTAAGGCCCCCATTTACAACAAAGGGGTAGCGAGTCCCTTGCTGAGGCTCGGGGGTGAGCCACATAACCCTAACGGTCCTAGGGCATGTTATTCGTATTTATTGTCTATTGGATAGAACCTGGTAATACTTCGCCATAGTTCGCTGTTTGGGCTACAACTATCTGTACAATTCAAATGTAAATATGTGCCAGATATCCTTTCTTCAAAAGCCTTGAGTACTTTGGGACTGTAGATATAGACAAATTTGGCCTGTAAATGAATAGCACGATGTACAGCAGTATAATCTACCGTAGTCTCATAGGTTTGTTGTGCTTGGACATTGGGTTCTAGGCTAAAGTCTCTTTTATAAGTATCACCGTGTAGCCAAGTTATGGGCTCATCAGGCAGAACTACATCACGAGCACGATCGGCCAAACGTGTTACAGTATATCCATCCATTCGTAGTTGACTTTCTGTGATAGGCCCTATACAATATATGTGTTTGTTGCGTAGGGTTCCCTCATAGTAGTAGACAGCATTGGAGTGTGTAATAAATACGCTATCAGTTTGTATAGGACAAACACTTAATATGCTGTTTACTGTCAAACAGGGAATCCAAATAGAGTATTCATTTGGTAGTTTAGGTTCATTAATCTGTGTAAAAATCTGTATGACCATGTTATGTATTTAAGAAGATTAAATAAATTTGTAGCAAAAGGGGGGAATATAATTCCTTCGGCTGAGTACAGAAGCATCTTCAAACAAGCTCTGCGAAGTAGTACAAATAGTAGAATACAAAACGCTCTACTCTACAAATGAAATAAAAGTGCATTATGAATATACGTAAAGTTGCTGATCGAGCAGGTATAGAATTAACTGAAGAAATAGAATTTTTTGCTGAATTATTAGCAGAAGAATGTGCTGAGATAGCAGAGAGTGCGTGGGAAGTAAATCTCCCAGCAGGACCTATTATACGTAGGCACTATAATTTAATTAAAAAGGAAGGATCATGATTGAAGCTATAGGGTTTTATTTTACCCTAATTACAGGTATTTGTATTTTTGGTACTGTAATAGATTACTTGGGCAGAAAATAAAGAATTGTTGTATGAAGCCGAGAGAAAAGTGTCCTGGACGCAAGGGTAGGACACCGCAAAGACCACAACACAAAAGTATTACATTTAAGCCCAGATTTCCT